GATACGATTACATTTTCGTCATAGCTAAACAGATTTGTAACCTGTTTCAATGAGACGATCGTAGTCCTCTTTTGCGAATGCAAAGCCACGCGTCCGTGCTATCCTCGCTTTTATACTTGTGGTATCCGCTCAGTATTGGAAACTTTGAGGAGTTCCTTGTACATTGGGGTGTTATGGCTCTCGCCATAACACTCTACTTTACGTCCTGTGCGATAAACGCACATCCATCTGGCGAAAGGCTGGATAAAACATGTCAATCACATATACCCTAGATCATATCAATGCTTCCACTGAGTCGGTCAATGTCGAAGTCGCCGCGAAGTCAGAAATGACCCTCGTTTCGACCGATACTGACCCGAAGTCTGGCGATACAATTTCAACGTATCGTTTGGCTTCAGGCGATGTCGCCTATCCTGGAACGGTAACTTACCGCGTCCAGGCCCAGGGTAGCAACGGGAACCCCACTCGACGCGTCGTTATGACGCTGTCTACTTGGGCAACATCTGATGATGGGCTTGGCCTTGTGGTAAAGAAACCACTAACCGGCTCAATATCGTTTGTTTTCCCGGCTGACATGACCATCGAGCTCGCTGACCTTGACGACTTCATTGGGAACCTATTTAGTTTCCTGTATGCAAGTGTCACGGCCGGCGCGCGATCGACCGCCTACCTACAGAAGCTCCTCTTCGGGGCTCCGCAGGTTGTCTAGGCGTGGATCTAACCCTTCACTTGCCCTCTTCACGAAAGCGCAACTTCGACTTCTTCGTCGAGTCTCGCGCGATCGCAGACGGCAACGCGCTACAGCCCGCAAACGTTTTAAACTGTTTCAACTACGTTTGCGGCTGGTTAGCGCTGCTTTCAGACAGTCCCATCACTACTCCATATCGCCCGCGGAGGACCTACGTCAGGTTTTACAAAACCTTATGTAGTCGTCTGCGTTCTACGATACAGGAGTTCACCAATTTAGCCCATGAACTGGCATCCCGCCAGTATCTCATGGGCTCATCCCCCACCTCTGGGGAATGGATTCCCGGTTTCGAGGACACACCTGTGTTCTTCGAATATCACCGGTATTTCCAAACTGGTGATCCAGCTCTCTTCGAATATTTGTACACGTTCCTCAACTTCGGAAAGAAGCTTGAGTATGTGGACGAAGCATTCGAGAGCGCCGCCTTTCGCGGTTGGCTGGATGTTGAATCAAGATTGTCCGATCTAGTACTTCCTGCTAATCATGTGAATAACATCCGCATGATAGCAGAAGCTATGCTACCTAACTTAGGCAGCTACGATCCGTGGCCAAAACATGGTCCCGGTTCTGTTGCCGAACGTGGGGTGGTTCGTCTCGATCAGAAGCATAGTTCGATTGCCTATGATAGAGCGATAGATCGCGCGTTTTTCACTGGGCATATAGCAAATTATGGCCTAAGTGAAGATCGCGGGTATTCACCCGATCGCATCATCCCTGATGCGACCGTGTGGAACAAGAGAAAGCAGAGTGAATTTCCTCCTAGTCTCGTACGATTCGTTCCGAAGAACATCAAGGTGGCTCGTACCATATGTATGGAACCAGCCACTAAAATGTACTTCCAGCAAGCCGTATTCGACATGATGAGGATGGCGATTTCTGACTGTAAACTCAGGGATTTCATACACCTGACGGACCAGACAGAGAACCAGCGCCTCTGCGAGTTTGGTAGCTATACCGGCTCGATTGATACGTTGGATCTTAGTGCTGCTTCCGATAGTTTATCATTGGAGCTTGTACGGCGCGTTTTTCCTGCGTCGTGGAAGATCTTCATGTTATCTACTCGGAACAAGATGGTGAAGACTCCTGACGGCGTCAAAACCGTTAAAAAGTTCGCACCAATGGGGTCTGCGGTGTGTTTTCCGACTCAATGCGTTATCTTTGCATTGATAGGGATATACGCTACATGCCTCCATTCCACTAATACGCCAGTCACGGATAATACCTTTGTGCTGGAAAAGTCCGTGTTCCGCGATGTCCTTACAAGGATATCACGATACCCTCGCGGGTATTCAAAGAACATTGGGATATACCAGCCCATGGGCATTTATGGTGACGACATATGCTGTGATTATCGAGTCACAGATACTGTCATAGCCCTCCTTTCACTTCTTGGATTTGAAGTGAACAAGCAGAAAAGTTTCACCGGTTCCCAATCTTTCCGGGAGTCGTGTGGTAAATTCTACTTGAGTGGATATGATGTCACACCCTTATACTACCAAGTTAAAGGTGTGCGTGAGGCCTTGACGGCTTCACATATCTATTCACAGGTTAGCATGATCAACAAGTGTCTTGACAGAGGATACGATCACTTACGATCCTACCTCATACACTCGTTGTCTAAATGGCCCTTACCTAAGCGATTGGGTAAGTTTGCTGTGCCATTTGTCCATTCAGACGGTCCTGAAAATTTCGGTATTCGTACTCATAAATGGCGTCCAAACAACGCTCATCTACGATCACGATTTAATCCGAGGCTTCAGCGCTTAGAGTGGAGATGCTGGTCCATCGTTAAAACGCAACGTATTCCTCATGACGAGAGTCATGAGAAGTATGGTTACATACGGTGGTGGGCTAGTCGTCGAGACCAGCGAACAACCCTACTTGAGGGTTCTGGTCACGACATACCCGGTCAACCCGGGTTCGGCTGGAGATGGACACCAGCCGACTAGACGTTATGTGTAGGGAGTACCGAAGCGGTCTTCAACTTTCCAAAGTTGATGAACTATGCG